CCTTTATGATTAATGATCATTAATGTAATCCTTTATATTAATCCATTCCATATCTATAACACTATTTAATTTGTCTAGGTTAGCACAGGTGTATTCTTGGTATTGATTTTTAACATTATCCGGAATAGGAATATAATTAATTGCTGCATTATATTTTTTAGCAATAGTTTGTGCTACAGTGTCAAAGCTTTCTGGATTACCAGTGCCAACATTATAGATATTGCTAGCATCAACTGTAAGCATTTTTTCGTGTACTTTACATATATCTTCTACACATACAAAGTCACGTTTGTAATGTTCGCTATCTTCAAACACATTAATAACATTATCTTGTTGTGCTTGTATTCTAAACTTAGTATACGGACTTGCTTGATCGCCTTTTTCTCCTTCATGAGAACCATATACATTAAAATATCTAAAGCCTTGTACAATCACATTAAAGTCATCTTTATGCTGGTTTACAAACCTATCAAACAAATACTTGCTCCATGCATAAGGGCTTTGTGGCAACAATGGGCCGTCTTCAGTAAAATGTGTAGTAGGACCGTATACACTTGCACTAGAAGCGTACTGAAAATTTGTCCCGTAGTTCTCACATACTTGAAGTATCTTCATACTGTATTCAAAGTTTTGTTCCATGATTTGATCTACATCAGTATATGTTGTACTACTAATAGCACCAAGATGAATTACCCAATCATACCCACTAGGATCAGGAACACAATTCTCTACATAGTCCCAGCCTTCGACATCGTGTCCTTGACCTACTAGGTAGTTGCACATGTTTTGTCCAATAAAGCCTTTATATCCTGTAACTAGTATTTTCATTTAGGTATCCTGTTATTATCCATAATTGGCCATCCATCATTATCAAGAGGTAAGTCTAAACCTTGCTCCCAGTGATTTCGGTATGTTATATCTTCAGGCGCCATTAATGCATGCCATTTTTTATCATCTCGCCACGGAATGAAGTTAAAATTTATTACTACTCTGCGTAATTCGTCAGTACATGTAGCACCGCTATGTTTAATATTAGCTGGAAAAATAACTAATCGATTTGCAACACTCTCAACTTTATCACCATCATCAAATATAGTGTAGCCGTTGTTAGTGTTTACGTAATAGATTGCAGTTAATGCTCCTGGAGCTAGTGTGTCTACATGCATACCGTGAACTTCATTACCTTCAGTTTTTGTGAGAAGATTAGCTTTTATCCTTATTAATACTTGAGGTTGTATTACTTCCATAATAGGATATGCTACTTGGTATTCCATCTGATTATCCATATGATATCCTTCATGAATAGTATGGATAAATTGGAAGTCTCCCTTGCTACTAGGATCAGCAACTCCTTCACCAAAGTGCCAATTATATTGTAAGCTCATCATTTGTTCTTGAACTTTTCCAAAAGCTTCTTTAGATAGTGCATCGTTAATAATAACTTTTTTAGTCATTCCATTTCCTTTATTATGTGTGTTGTAGAATGCCCTTCTACTTTAGGAAATATATTAACTTCTGCTAAATCGTTTCCTACCACAGTTTCTACAGTATAATCGCCACCCTTAACAATTATATCAGGCTGTGTCTTCTTAATTATACTATACGGAGTATCATCGTCAAATATTAATACTTCATCAACTATGTTTAGTAGTTCAAGTGCTTCTTTTCTTTTTGTTTGATCGTTAATGGGTCTAGTTTCGCCTTTTAACCGCTTTACACTAGCATCGCTGTTAATAGCTACTATAAGTTTGTCACCTAAGCTACAAGCGTGTTTAAGCAGTCTTAGATGCCCTAAATGCAGTATATCAAAGCATCCGTTGGTAAATATGACCTTATCTTCTAAGTCGTGCTTTGATAAAATATGTGTACCAGTGTGTTTAACTGCTTCAGTAGCACCTTTGACAGCAAGCTCTAAACAGCGTTTGTGATCGTAGCCTTTTGTTAATCCATATACAAATGCTGCTAAGAAACAATCGCCGGCACCTGTAACATCTGCTACTTCTATATTATCCACAGGAACGTCATAGACTTTGTCGTTAATTTTAGCAACAACACTATCTCCAGCTCGTGTAGTAACAATGTTGCCCGGCCAAAGATCGAAGTCTAGTTCTGTAAATTCTTTTTCGTTAGGTTTTACAAGCCAAGCACCTTCATAAAGACTATAGTGATCTTTTGGATCCACTATTACTTTACAGCCAAACTTGTTAATGTGTTCAATAATCTCATGTGATTTTTCTAATACACCTTTAGCATAATCACTTAATATTACATAGTCGTACCCTTGGAAATCTTTACTAAGTATATCGTTTAGTATTGTATTGCTATTTGCGTGATAGTCATTGTCAATACGTGTGATATAATGTCCGTCACACATAACACGAGTCTTTGTACTTTTAGGTTGATCATACTCATACAGTGTAACATCTACACCTAGACTTTTTAAGTTTTCATAAACTAGTCCTGCGCCGCCAAGTGTTTCAACTTCATGTAAGTGTTTAACAATAGGTACAGGCGCTTCAGGACTTAAACGTTCTGAAGTTCCATAGATATATTTGTCGATTATTACATCGCCGAGAACTAATACTTTCATACTATTATTATACTACCTTTTAGGCTATTTGTCAAGTAGATTTATTGTTTGAAAGACTGTTTCTAACTTATTAAGATTAACTCTACTTTGGAGGGTATTACGAAGTCCGTGATGCAAAGGCTTGGGCCATTTAGTAAAACTGCACCAAGCATAGCCGTCGTGTTCTCTATTTAGATTAGGGATAAATTCGTCTTCAACAACACAAAGGTATGTGTGAAAAGTAAACTTCTTATCGTTACTGAGGAAACTTTCTAAAGGAAGTGTCTTTTTTATATCTGGAAGTTGTCCAATTTCTTCTTCTATTTCTCGTTTAAGACCTTCCCATGGAGTTTCGGCACCTTCGTTTGTTCCGCCAACTAGGCCCCAAACATCAGACTTTTTGCCACTTGCTCGATGTAAAAATAAAAATCTATTTGTTTTTAGGGTGTAAAATAATGCACCACTACATACTATATTTGAACTCATACATATACTTACCCTGCGAGTTCAATCCTCCATGTCCCAACTGGATAGTCTCCATCAATACTCAATAGCCATTCATTGTCTTTAAACCGGTATTGTGTTTGTGTGTGAAGATTAGTTATGTATGTAACTGTAGTAATTGTATCTGCATCAAATATAATGTTCCATTTTGAGCCGTCCCATTCAACAATATCGTTTACATTAGCTACAAGTCCTGTGCCATCTGTATTAGCCCATGCACTAGCAACTACAGTTTGTCCAGCTAATCCAACATCGTCTAATAATAGCAACCTAACACCAGATACTTTAATTGATGTTGGATTATAATTAGTAGGATCAATTATATAATCAACTGATGTACGTGATCCATTTGGACTAGTAATAATAGTGTCTGAAGGGAAACTATCAGTATCAAAGTCAATTAAAATCTTTCCTTCGTCTAACGGATTAATTGCAAACGTACCAGTAGCAGTTGATGCATTATCGGTGCTAGTAAGATGTATTCTACTAACTCCTGCAGCATATATTCCAGGCAATGATGTGAATATACTTCTCCAATTCTTATTGCCTACTATACCGTTAGCAACAATTTGTGCCTCTCCTTGGTTTACATATACTTGCCATAGTGCAAAGTTAACGTTAGCTGAATGTCCACCAGCAGTTGATCCTGGTCTTGTTCCTCTTTCATCAGTTGTTGTTCCTGCACGAGCAGTATCGTCATATGCATTTAATTCAGGCTTACTTACGCCATCTTCAATAGTGCCTAATTGTTCGTCAAACATACTCGTAATAATATTTGTAATAACGCCCATCTTGCGTACTTTAGTCGGAGGACTAATATAAATTGGTACACTAAAAGTTAGTGAAGCAATATCAATTTCGCTGTCAATCCCCACTGGTGTACTTCTGCTACTCCATTGTACACTTTCAAGATGTATAGCAGTTATGCTAGTCCAGTCAACAAAGTTATCTGTAGTTTGCATTTCTAAACTTGGATTAAACAGCACTAGTATTTGTTCTAATAACTGTAACTTTTGATCAGTGTTACTTGACCATATATCCGCATTTATCCTTAATATATACGGCGTAGGAATTAAGCGTTCTACAGTATAATTTTTACCTTCTTGATTAAGGTATTCTTTAGTATCTTCATCATATGCTCTTTCACGTATATTAACTTTTCTAGTATACGTAGCATCAGTTAGTCTATCTTTGTCTAACTCTAGCCCAGTAATATATACAGCAATCCTAGGAGCACTTGGCAACTTGTTTTCGGAGTTCTCTCTAATAATGTTAGCTACTTGCCTAGTTAAGTCACCGTACATAACCGGAACTTCTTTAGTTTGGCCGTCACCATCAATAACTGGAAAGTTACTAAGCACACGCATCATTTGTGTAGCATAGCGTCTAATCTGTCCATCATAAAAGTGTTGCATTAGTTATCCTTCTTTGGTCTAAGTGCTTTCGATAGGCTTTGACGTTCTTCGACTACTGCACCGCCGATTGTGCTAGTTTTAGTGTTATTAATAAAGCTAGTTTTAGAAGTCTGTCTTTCTAATGTATTGCTTAGTGTCATTCTAACATCATCATTCTGTTTAACCCAACGTGTTCCGTCATATTTAAACATTCTATTTGGTAAAAAGTCTGTGCGTAAAAAGAAGTCGCCTTCTCGATTACTAAGTGGAAATGCTATTCCAAATCCAAATGGCGCACCGTTAGGAGCAGCATCACCAGTACCAACTAGGTACCCTGTATAACCTTCTCTATCAGGCCTGTCAGTTATTTCATCGGCAGTTGTGTTAATCATAGAAGCGTCTAGATCTGTTTCATCAGCTGTACGTAGTGCAACGCTACCATCTTCGTTTGTTGCTACTGTATAGTAGTGACTAATATCATATCCGCTTTTAGGTGCATCGGCTTCTGCTTGTGCAACTACTGCTCTGTTTATCTGCATTTCTTTTTCATATGTAGACAACACATCTCTTAGAGTATTGCTTGAATTTTCACTTGCAGGTAAATCTAATATTTCTTTGTATTCTTGTCCATCGTATATTTGCTTCAATTTTAAGCGATATAAGTGTGGATACCAAGTTTGACTAAATCCTTCTGCTGCACGATTAACATCTTCTACAACGTAAAATCGTTTAAGTGCAGTATCATAATCATTTAACGCATATTCGTCTGTAAGATGCGGCAGTTCGATAACATCACCAGCTATAACTTTTCGTCCTAATGTTTTCACAGAGCTGTTTATATGTATAGTCATAAACAGTGTATCATTACTTAGGAATAATCCAAACTGTGACAAGTCAAAATCAATATCTTGAACATTATATACTGCTCGCATGCTGTATACATCTGGATCATACTTCCTATCTCTATTCTCAAGGAATAGTAAGTCCTGTATGTTAGTTTCTTTTACTGCATCATACTGAGGTTGATCAGCGGTGGATTCACTAGTAGAAGGGTTTCGAGCACCTAGGTACTTGTGAATGTTAATATCAGTTCCGCCAACAGTAAACATCTCCTGGATTTGTCTATCTAGGAAATGATAATCGTTACCGCGTTCTGGTTTGTATAAACTTATTCTTGGCATATACATATTTATCGTTAAGATAAATACTATGTGGAGAGTAAAGAATGACAGAACTAGCAACAGTGAAACAAAACGTATACGACTATGTAAATGTATCTCTCGGCGGAGGAATGATTGACGTTGAACTTGATCCTATACACTACGAAACAGCTTTAAATAAAGCGTTAGGTAGATTTAGGCAGAGAAGTGATAATTCAGTTGAAGAATCGTATTTGTTTCTAACAACAGTAACTGATCAAAACGAATATGTATTACCTAGCAATGTTATCGAAGTTAGAAAGATATATAGACGTTCAATTGGTTCGCGTACAGGCGGTGGTGACGGCGGTTCATTGTTTGAACCATTTAACATGGCTTATACTAACACTTACTTACTATCAGGTTCTAAAATGGGCGGCTTGGCAACATACGATATGTTTGCACAACACCAAGAACTTGTAGGTAGAATGTTTGGTAGCTTTATTGAATTTAAATGGAATACTACTAGTAAAAAACTTACACTTCTACAGCGTCCAGGCGCAGAAGAAAATTTACTGCTATATGCATACAACTATCGTCCAGATAGTGAGCTACTAGCAGATTACCTTGCCCAACAGTGGATCAAAGATTATACATTAGCAGTGTGTAAAACAATGTTAGGCGAAGCACGTTCAAAGTTTGCTACTATTGCAGGACCCGGCGGAGGAAGCACTCTTAATGGCGATGCATTGAAGCAAGAAGGACAAGCAGAGATTGAAAAGTTGGACAACGAAATCCAAATGAGTATTAGTGGCGGCGTAGGCTACGGCTTTACAATCGGCTAAAAAAACACTTGACAATTCACTAAAACCCCTGTATACTATATAGATACTACACACTTAGGAGACTTAGTATGATTATCGGTATCTGCGGATTAATCGGTTCAGGTAAAGGAACAGTAGGCGACCACCTTGTAAACGAGTTTGGATTCAAAAAAATATCTTTTGCTGACAAACTTAAAGATGCAGTGTCTGAGCTGTTTGGATGGGATCGTGCGTTATTAGAAGGCGACACTACAGAGTCAAGGCATTGGCGAGAACAGCAAGATAACTTTTGGACAAATGAGACTGGCAGAGTAATTACTCCTAGGCTTGTATTACAAGAGTTTGGTACAGATTGTATGCGTAATGGATTTTACGATGGCATTTGGGTTAGTATGGTAAAACAAACTATACTAGATAATCCTAATACTGAATACGTTGTTCCTGACGTAAGATTCCGCAATGAACAAAATGTTATTAGAGAATTAGGTGGTCAAATTTGGCAAACTAAACGCGGTGATGATCCTGAGTGGTTTGGACAAGCAATACTTGACAATGACACTGGTAGCAAGTTAATGGCATCATATGATGTACATGCTAGTGAATATAAATGGGTAGATTCTAACAATAAGTTTGATTCAATACTATACAATAATGGAACTATTGAAGGTCTTAGAAATCAGGTCGAAGATCACCTTGTTTCCAACGCACCCCTTCCTTCTGAACTATACGTTGACAGTTAGCACAAATTGTTTTTAAATTTGTAGGACGAACATTATTTAAATCACCGTCTACATGGAATACATTAAACTGTTCTAAATGTTTACTAGTGTAATTACACTTTTCGCAAACATTTCCCATTACATATCCAAACTGCTTCCATTTAGGAACTCCGTGTCCAGCACCATGCCGTAAACATTTCTCACATAACTTCCTATAGTAAGGCTTGTTGTTTTTGTAGTAATTAATGGCGGCCGGTCGTAGCCCACATTGGCATAAAGGTCTCATATTGTATTTAGCTCACCTTTTATACCCCTTTGTTTAAGCAAAATATACGGTGTTTTTAAGATGTTTATATAAATACAAGTAGAGAACAAATTTATATCCAACAGGAGAGATAACATGGCATTAAGTTCACCAGGCGTACAGGTTTCCGTAATTGACGAATCCTTTTACACCCCAGCAGCAGCTGGCACAGTACCAATGATTTTTGTTGCTACTGCTTCCAATAAAACAAGTAGTTCAGGAGTAGGTACCGGAGTAGGCACACTAGCAGCAAACGCAGGAAAACCTTATTTAATTACTAGCCAACGCGAGCTAGGTGAAACATTTGGCGACCCACTATTTTATTCCGATGCAAACGGCAATATGATACACGGCGGCGAGCTTAACGAATATGGTCTACAAACAGCTTACTCATTACTAGGCGTAACTAACAGAGCTTACGTAGTAAGAGCAGAATTAGATCTAAGCAAATTAACAGCAAGTGCTGTTGCACCAGGTGGCGAGCCTGCAAATGGAGCATATTGGTTTGATACACTTAATACTAAATTTGGTATATTAGAGTGGAATTCAGCTGCAATTTCAGTAACAGGTGGACAAAGCTTTGCTTCAAAAACTCCTATAGTAGTTACAAAAGCAACAGATATTGATGCTGGCACATCGGCTCCAAAGACTTCTATTGGTGCTATTGGCGACTATGCAGTTGCAACTACAACTACAACAAGCAGATTTTGGTTGAAGTCAAAAGGTAATACAGCGGCAGGCGTAACAGCAGGCGAATGGGTTGAAGTTGGATCAACTGATTGGAAAGCTAGCAATCCGTCAATTACAAGCACAATTGCTAATCCTACATTAGGCAACGGCGATACTATTTCAATTAACTCAAGCACAGTTACACTAGCTGGAACAACAGTTACTAGTTTAGCAGCTGATATTAACACAGCGGCAATTAGTGGTATTAGTGCAGCAGCAGTAGATGGTGTTATTGAAATTTACTCAACAGGCGTAGACATTGTACTTGCTAACGGCTCAGGAACAATTCTTACAGCGGGCGGACTTACAGCGGCAACATACGAAGCTCCAAAGCTTACTATTGCACCGCATACAAGTGTACCACAGTATAAGAGCACTGATACAGAACCAGCACCAACCGGCAGTATTTGGATTAAAACAACTACTCCAAACGGTGGTGCTAACTATAAAGTTAAAAAGTATGCAACTGCTACAAAGCTTTGGTCTACAATGATTTCTCCAGTTTATTCCACAGGACAAGCAGCAATATTTGCACTTGATAAAACTGGCGGTGGCAAGAACCTTTCTTTAGGTGATGTTTATGTAAACACTAACGTTGAAGAAGTTACACCAATTATTGCTAACTCTAAGCTTTATGTTAGAGCAGCAACAGCAGCAACAAAAATTGTTGGTTCGATAATTACAACTCAGTTGACAGCAGCTACTAGAACGTTTACTTTGCAAGAGTCAAAGACAGCTACACTAGCATTAGATACTGCAAAAACTATTTCAGTAACTACAACAGGCGCTTCGAGTGATGCAGATGTATTAGCGGCACAGATTAATGCGGCAGGCTTTACAAACGTTACAGCAATTGTTGATGCAAGTAACAAAGTTCAAATTTCCCACAAAACAGGTGGTGAGATTCGTATTAAAGACACAGGTAGCTTGCTTGCATTAGCTGGCTTTGGTGCTTATAACTTTGTAACAGGCGCAGGAACAGCTCACTTGTACACAGCACCAACAGGTGATAGTAGTAGTGATTGGGTTGCTTCAAACTGGAAAGAGCTAACTTATACAGCATCAAACACTGGACCAACTAGCTTAACTGAAAACGGTACATTATGGTACAGCTCAGTAGTAGACGAAGTAGATCTTATGATCCACAATGGTACTACTTGGGTAGGATACCACAACTACACAGCAGCATATGCAAACTGCGACCCACTAGGTCCTATTGTTGCAGCTACTGAGCCAACTGTACAGTCAGACTTAACTGCACTAGTAGATGGTGATCTTTGGATTAGCACAGCAAACGTTGAAAACTATCCAGGCATTTATAGATTTAACGGTGTAACATCTAAGTTTGTACTACTTGATAAAGCAGACCAAACTACAGAAAATGGTGTACTATTTGCAGACGCAAGACAAGGTGCAACAGGTGGTTCAACATTAGCTGCGCCGTCAAGCACAATTACTGCTTTGCTTACAAGTAACTTCTTAGACCCAGATGCTCCAGATCCAGCACTATACCCACAAGGTATGTTGCTTTGGAACTTACGCAGAAGCGGATTTAACGTTAAGAAATTTGTAAAACAGAGCGTTAATGTTAACTTGCTTAATGGCAGAATGTCAGATGCATCAATGGCAGCTTATTACCCACATCGTTGGGTTACTGATTCAGGCAATGCAGAAGACGGTTCAGGAACATTTGGACGTCATGCACAGCGTAAGTCAGTTGTACAATCATTGCAAGCACTTGTTAATAGCAACCAAGACATTCGTGACGAAGAGTCACGTCAGTTTAACTTAATGGCGTGTCCAGGTTATCCAGAACTAATTGGTGAAATGATTACACTTAACACTGACAGACGCTTAACAGCATTTGTTGTAGGTGACACACCAGCAAGACTAACACCAGATGCAACTTCACTTAATGAGTGGGCTACAAACACTAAGCTTGCACTAGAAGATAATGATAACGGTGCAGTAAGCTACGATGAGTACATGGGTATGTATTATCCATGGGGTTTCACTAGTGATAACAGTGGTAACAATATTGTTGTTCCACCAAGTCATATGGCACTACGTACAATAGTACTAAACGACCAAGTTGCTTTCCCCTGGTTTGCTCCAGCAGGAACACGACGCGGTGGTGTAAGTAATGCTACAAGTTCAGGTTACATTACTAGTGAAGGTGAATTTAAATCAGTTGCACTAAACACTGGACAGCGTGATACACTTTATACAAATAAAATTAACCCAATTACGTTCTTAAGCGGCGCTGGATTAGTAGTATTTGGACAAAAAACTCGTGCAAGAAACGCAAGTGCATTGGATAGAGTTAACGTAGCACGTCTAGTTGTTTACTTACGTGGACAGTTAGAACTATTAGCGAAGCCTTACTTGTTTGAGCCAAATGATAAGATCACACGTGATCAGATTAAAGCGGCAGCAGATCAATTAATGTTAGAGTTAGTAAGCTTACGAGCACTATATGACTTTGTTGCAGTGTGTGACGAAAGTAACAACACACCAGCAAGAATTGATAGAAACGAGTTATACTTAGATATAGCTATTGAGCCAGTTAAAGCAATTGAATTTATTTACATACCGCTAAGACTTAAGAACACAGGCGAAATTGCAGCACTAGGTTAATATACGCAGTTAATGAGGGGTTGAAAAATACCCCTCATAAACGTATAAATAATAGTAACAGGAGAATAGACAGATGCCAATCACAACTTTACAAAACATTTCGATACCAACGGAAGGCGCAAATAGTAACTCATCATTATTGATGCCTAAGTTACAATATCGCTTCAGGGTATTTTTAGACAACTTCGGCACAACTGGCGGACCAGATGGTGTTAGAGAAATTTCAAGACAGGTACAAGATGTTACACGCCCAAACGTTACGTTTGAGCAAATGACAATTGACTCGTATAACTCAAGAGCATACCTTGCAGGTAAGCACACTTGGGAACCAGTTACAATCACATTGCGTGAAGATGCTAACAACAACGTACAAAAAATTGTTGGACAACAGTTACAAAGACAGTTTGACTTCTTTGAACAGTCCAGTGCAGTTTCAAGTGGCAGTTACAAATTCCAAACTAGAATTGAAATTCTAGATGGTGGCAACGGTGCTAATGGCGCTAACGTAATTGATAGATTCCACTTAGTAGGTTGCTACATTGAATCAGCAAACTATAATACATTAGCATATGCAACTAACGAAGCAGTTACTACTTCATTAACTATTCGTTATGACAATGCTATCCAGTTTGGTGCAGATGAAGATGTTAACGGCATTGGTGAAACAACTAGCAGAACTAATGCTGCATCACCAGGCGGAACACAAATTTAAGTTAACGCTTAACTGATTGGCTTATTAACAGCGAGGGTAGCTTAATTGTTACTCTCGCTTTTTTATCTATGTACTTAACTCTATAGGATAAATATTAGTATGAGCTTACAAGATCCATACCTAATTAATACTGACATGGATGTGCATTTAAGAGATGCACGACATGCACACCAGTTGTATACCCAACACAACTTTGCGTTAGCACCTAAAACAAAATTTCTATTTCATGTAGTGTTTGATCTCTATGATGAAGTAGGCGATCAAACAACGAGTAATACTGCAAAGTTTAGAAAAGAAATTGGCGTATTAGCTAAATCAGCATCACTACCAAACTATCGAGTATCTGTTGAAAACAAACAACAATACAATCGTAAGAAAAATATACAAACTAGAATAGATTACAGTGATTGTACACTTACTTTTCATGATGATAACTTAGGACTTACTAGAGGGTTATTAGAAGACTATTACAAATATTATTTTGTAGATGGCAATCATTCAGACGAATCAGGAGTAAGCTCCGGAGCTCCAGCATATCAAGCACGTGACAAGTATAAATCTGCTGTACCAAGTTACGGTTTAAATAACGGAAAAACTAATCCTTTCTTTAAATCTATTAGAATTTATCAATTAGCTAGACGAGAGTGGTTTGCATATACATTAGTTAATCCATTAGTATCAGCATTTGATCACGGAGATGTTGATGCTACAACTGGCGGAGATTTTAATTCAAATACTATGACTATTGCGTATGAGAGCGTTATTTACTCTAATGGCAAAGTTAAAGGTGCAGCTAAACCTACTGGATTTACTGACGAAGAAACAGCATACGATAATCATCCAAGTGCATTAACGTATAATGATCCTGCAATGGAATACAAATACGGTGCTGCTGATCCTGTATTACTTGGTAACCGTCAACGAAATCGATTTAATCCTGTACAACCTAGATCTAGTAATAATAACTCTAAAAGAGATAGTATATTTGGTAATATTTCAGGTGGTAACATTTTAGGCGCAGGATTAAGAGATTTAAATAATTCAAACACGCCGGGCGGACTACGTGGCGTTAACATACCAAGGTCTAACTCAACTACTTCGTCTCAGTTAGTATCAGGCCAAGGACGAGTATTAGATGGCGACACTATAGTAAATGGATTATCAAACAATCCTTCTGCTAAAGCAAGCTTCGTTGCTAGAGCATTAAATAGCAATGCACAGCAAGGCGAATCATTAGCATCATACAACTCAGCATCTGCTACTAAGCAAGCAGCAATTGAAACAAGTTTAATTAATAAAGCAGCAAGCGGCGACAGAAAACTAGCAGGTCAAGCTACTGATGCTATAGACGCATTTAAAGGAAGAATAATATAATGGCAAGTTCAGATAAAGCAACTAGTGCAGGCGCATTCAATAAAAATGATTCCGAATCAACCAAAAAATATTTTAATAATTATTATGATGCCGAGCTTAATTTTACTCCTAGTGAAGTTGATGCAGTAATTGGTTATTTTCTTAAAAGAGGATTCGACCAAGTTGCAGCAGTTAATACTGCTAGTGTACTATTACAGCAAGCAGACTATGACGAAGTACCAGTATTCCAATTAATTGATACTCTTAAAGGAACTACAGATGTACAATTAAGTAATATTGTAGCACAAATCTTAAACCTAAATAGAAGTAAGACTAGCATGTTAGGATTTAAAGCAACTTATACAAGTGAGTTATTTGATCAGCGTAATGTAATAAACTAACATGGGACATTATGCTCAAGGTAAGTTTAATCCAAAAAACCCTGGTAAATATGCTGGAACAAAAACTCCAACATATCGAAGTGGTTGGGAATTTACCTTTATGAAATTTTGTGATGAGCATGCTGCTATATCACAATGGGCTAGTGAAGCAGTACGCATACCTTATAGAAACCCCTTATCGGGTAAACAAACAATTTATGTGCCAGATTTTTTTATTGTGTATAACGATCAAAAAGGCAAGCAACGTGTAGAACTAATTGAAGTTAAACCTAAAAATCAAACACTTAAAGAAAAATTAGGAAAGAGCAAGTACAACCAAGCATCGTGGATAGTTAATCAAGCCAAATGGGAAGCTGCTAGAGCATGGTGTAAACAAAAAGGAATAATATTTCGCATTGTTACTGAAGATGATATATTTCATAGCGGAAAAAGAAAGTAATGATAATTGATACATGTATTCATTTTAATAGTTCTTATAGCAGACAAACAACAGCCTAATTCTATGTATTTTAGAAGTATAGATGTGTGTCAATACTACGCTCGGCGTATTCCAAATCAATACGGCAACTATGGTAGCAAATACCTAATACCAGCTGAGCATAGAATTACTGCATACTGTAAGCCCGTAAAAGTTA